TCAACCGCGCTCTGCACGGTCAGGAAATGCGAACCGCGCCGCGATGCGGCGCTTCCAGGGGGCAGACAGCGGGCTTTCGATCACCCCATGCCCCGTATAGGCGTGAACGAAGCTTTCACGCCGCCCGACCTCGGCCATGATGCCCAGATGCTTCGCCACGCTGCCCTCGCGCATGCGAAACAGGATCACATCGCCCGACGCGAGTTCTGTCAGCGGCCTGGGGATCAGAAACTGCGCCCCCGCCGCCAGAAGCGCCTCTTCTCCCGAGGGTTCGGCCCAGTCCTGCGTATAGGGCGGAACTTCGGTCGGCTCCGGCCCCACCAGCTCCCGCCAGACGCCACGGATCAGGCCAAGACAATCTGTCCCGGCCCCCCGTGTCGCGCATTGATGCAGGTAGGGCGTGCCAATCCAGCGCCGCGCCTCGGCAACGATCTCCTCCCCCCGGTTCATCCGCGCAGACTCCCGCCGTCATTGACCAAAGACGACGACGGGAAAGAGGTCAGCCAGTCCTCGCCCGGAATATGCGGAAAGCCACGAAAGTTCAGGAAATTGTTGAACTTCTGCCGACAGGTCTCAGCCCGCTTGTCGCATCCCGCCACCAGCCGTACCGACGTGCCCGCCGCCACATCAGCACCCAAGGCGCGCCACAGCCCGATCTCGCGCCGCCCGTCGGCAAGGATGCGGTCTGTCTTGATCGACCCCGACAGTCCCGCAGCCGCCCCGTCGCGCAAAGTCAGCACCCCGCTTGCGAACCAGCCCTGCGGACATTCGGCCAGTGGGGCAAAGCGGAACACCCTTCGCTCCGTCACCTCGGCGAGCACACAATCGGCAGTGAACTGCGGGTCTTGCAGATCCACCCCGCACTCCCGATCCCCAAGCAGCGCTGCGCATTCGCGCTGATAGACCCGCCCCTGCGGATGGTTCAGCCGCTCCGCCAGCCCGCGCAGTTCTGCCTCGAACCCCGCACCGTTACGGGTAATCTCGCCCAAAGTACCCCGAAACAGCAGGTCGCGCTGCGCCGGATCGGCCCAGTTGACCAGCCAGGCCTCCACCTCCGCCCCGTCATAGCGCCCGGCCAGAATATCAGCTTCGGTCAGCCCCGCATCGCTCAGCGCCCCCACGGCCTGCGTATTATCGACCGAAAGCCCGGTCGATTGCTGCAAGGCCCCTGCCGTCAGCCCGGTCGAGGCGCGGAAGGTTACCCCCCCGAACCGCAGATCACCGTCATGGTCGGTAAAGCCCATCTGCGTCCCGTCAACCCGCCGCACCAGCCAGGCCCGGCACACCGTCGTCACGCCGCCCGCCAGATGCGCGAGCAGATCGTCGCGCGCACTCATACCCGCACCTCCACCACCGGAACACTGGGCACATCGCCCGCCTGGAACGAGGCGACCGAAGTCTGAATGCGGTCAGTATCAAACCGCACCGGCACGTCGAACTCGAACCCGGCCGAGACCGCCACCCCCACTGCAGGCGGCGTGGAAAACCGCACTACCCCCGTTGTGGTATCAATGTCGAACTCCGGCCCCTCGACCTTCTGGTCGCGATCCACCGCCACCACGACGCTGCCGCGCACCGGCTTCACCACCGGCCGCACATAGCTCGCCTCGCCCGAGCGATAGGTCTTGCACAGCCCGAACTCGACCCGCGCGCCATCGCCCGTGCCGATGATCTGGTCGAACGGCGTCACCGCGCGCGAGGCGCGGCCGGATTTGTAATCCGACCAGTCCTTCCAGCGGAAGCCGAACATCTGCCCGCGCCGCGCCTCGAAAAACGCGATCAGCGTTTCCACATCGTCCAGAGAACGCAAGCCCACCCCCGCATCATAGCGCCGGCGCGAGTGCTCCCAGGGCGTGTTCCGTTCCTCGAACCCGTTGGTCAGCGTCACGATTTCCGTGCGCCGCTCCGGCCCGCCGACCGAGCCGAAGCTCAGATTGGCGGGAAAACGAATGTCGTGAAATGCCATGATCCCTCCTCAGCGGTTGCGCTGGCCACGCGCCAGCGCCCGGCTGGCCTGTGCCGCGATTTGTGACTGGCTGCGCTGAAAGCCCTGCACGTCGGGGGTCGTGATGTTCATCACCACCGTCACCGGCCGCCCGCCGCCCGAGGCCTGCACCCCCAGCCGCCCGTCGGCGCCGCGCGCCAGCGGCATGATCGCCTCCGGCCCCGCCTCGCCCATCAACCCGCTGCCGCCACGCATGGGAAAGCTGACCGGGCTGGATACCACGCCGCCCTTGGCGAAGGGCATCACCCGGCCTTGCGTGAAGGCGCCGCCCTTGGCGAAGGGCATGATCCCGCTGAACAGCGCGTTCATCCCCTCCGCCAGCAACCCGCCCACCGCATTCTGCACGGGCTTCATCGCCACGCCGTAAACCGTGTCGACCATGCTGCGCGCCACGCTCTTCAGCGCGTCCGACAGCTTCATCCCGTCGAACACCAGCCCGTCAAAGGCGCGCCGCAGGCCGCCGCTGATGCCGCTGCTCAGTTGATTGACCTCGCGGCCGGTGAACAGCAGCGTATCGCGCATCCGCGCCAGCTCGCCCTCGAAGGCGGTGACCATGCCGGTCGTGCCATCCAGTGTCGCCTCCAGCGCCGCGACCTGATCTTCAAGCGTCTCCAGATCCGCCATCCGCCTTGTCCTTCCTCAGATCAGGAAAGGCCGCGGCCAGTTCATCCAGCCGCGCCCGTGTCATCGCCGGGGTCGCACGATCCGCCCCCAGCATCAGCCGCAACTCCACCGGCGTCAGCCGCCAGAACTCGGCCGGGGTCAGTCCAAGCCCGTTCAGCCCCGCCCGCATGAGGCCCGGCCAGTCGATGCCGCTCATGCCTCGCCCGGCAGCGCGAAGGCCCGCGCCAGAAGTTCCGCCGCCGCCCGTGCCGCCCCGACCGGCCCGCCGCCGATCTCGACCGTGCGCAGATCCTCGGCCCGGCCCTGCCAGCCGCCGCCACGCAATCCCGCCACCAGCAAGGCCAGCACATCGCGGCTGGAGATCCGCCCCGCCTCGAACCGCGCCGCCAGATCCACCAAGGTGTCCTCGCCCAGGGTCATCTCCAGTTCCGCCAGCGTCCCCAGCGTCAGCTTCGCCACATGCGGCACGCCCTCCAGCGTCACCACCACCTCACCGGCAAAAGGGTTCGCCATGGTCAAAGCGCCGTAAACGTCAGCGCCCCGGCTGAGGCGAGCGTCAGTTCATAAGTCGCCTCGCCGTTATGGCTGCCGGAATATTCGATGGCGGTGATCTGGAACGGCCCCTCCACGATGCCGAAATCCGGGATCACCACCTGGAAATTCGGCATCTCGCCGTCAAAGAATATCTGCCGCGCGCGTTCGTCGGTATTGGAGTCCCGGAACACCCCCGAGCCCGAGATACTGGCCGAGCGCACACCCGCCCCCGCCAGCAGCTCGCGCCAGCCACCCTGGCTTTCAAGGCTGGTCACATCCACCGTTTCCGCGTTGAAGCTGATACGCGTGGCGCGCAGCCCCGCGATGGTCTCGAACTGAAGGCTGCCGTTCACGTCGATCTTGACCAGCAAGTCCTTGCCGCTTTGCACTGCCATGGAATTCTCCGATTACTGTAGGGATTAGCGGAATATCCACAGATCAACCGCCAATAATGTTTGATTAGTGCAACTCAATCCTCGACCCGGATGTCGAAGCGCAGGTCGATCCGTCGTGTGGCACCGGCGCCCAGCCGCCGCGCCACCGCCCGGACGAAGCGCGTCAACACCACCCGTCCGCGCGCCAGCACCAGCGCCTGATCCGTCAGCGCATCCGAGACGCGGACCGCGATTTCCTTCGCGGTCAGGAACCCGGCCGCATCGGAAATCACGCTGATCTGCACCCGGTGCAGCGCGCCCTCGCCGGTCTTGTCGCTGGAATCCAGCGCCTCCTCCGGCCCGATCAGCACAAAGCTTCCGCTGCCCCCGCCCACAGGCGGCGCATCAAACACGGGCACATCGGGAAGCGCCGCTACGAGCCGCTGATAGATCGCCGCCTGCAAGGCAGCCGCGACGCCATAGCTCATGCTGGCACCTCCTCCCGCGCGAAACAGATCAGATAGCGCGCGGCCGCATCGCGCTCCGACACCGCAAGGATCGGGAACAGCCGTGCCCCGTCGCGGAACCGCTGCCCCGGCAGCGGACGCGAGGCAGCGCCTTGGGCCGCGCCCCGCACCACGATCCGGTACGCGACCGAGGCCATCACCACCTCCTCACCCGCGACCTCACGCCCGGCGCCCGGCAACACCTCAGCCCAGAGCGTGCCCAGCGCCTGCCAGCTTTCCACATAGCCACCCGCGCCATCCGCCATGCGCAGAGGCGCCTCCAACAACAAAGGCCGTGTCAGCGAAGGCGCCCTCATGCCGCGCCCCCGCCCAGCACACGCACATTGCGCCAGCGTTCCACCAGCAGTTGCACCCCGCGCGGCAACGCCTCGGCCTGCCCCCCCGGCTCGTGCCGGGTCTCGTAGAACTGCCCGGCGAGCAGCAGTACCGCCTGCGCCAGATCGACGGGCACCGCTGTCCAGATCGCCCCGAAACCCGCCTCAAATACGACCTCCACCCGACCATCCTCGGGCACCGTCGGCAGCAGCGTGCCCACCGACGCCAGCCGCGGCCGATGTGTGTCGACAATCAGCTTCCACCGCGCGGGCGCAACCGGCACCGCCGCCTCACCCGCATCGAACAGCGTGACCGAATTCACTACCGAGACCGGCGCCACCGGCAGCGCCTGAGCCGTCGCATCACGCCAGCGGTCCAGCGCCAGGCGAAAAGTCCGCGTCAGAAGCACCTTGCCGGTGCGCGCCTCAATCGCCGCCATCGCCGCCCGGAGACAGCTTTCCAGCAAGCCATCCTGCATTCCGTCATCAGCAAAGCCGGTGCCCAGTCGCAGGTGATCCCGCAAAATCTGCACCGGCAGCGCTGCCCCTGGCACGCTCGTCAACTCTGTCAACATCATCATCCGCTCCTTGCCCCTCAAATGCGCCCCAAGGCGGGACCGGACGCGCGCCCCGCGCCACTCGGACGGAGGGGAGCAGCTAGAAGGCGCCGGACAGGCGCGCGTCCGCAGGTCCGGGCGCTACGCCCCCGGACCATCCGTCAGCCGGTCAGGAGACGGCAAATTTCAGAAGCTTGATCGCCGCGAAATCGCTGACCCCGCCGCCCACGCGCTTGGTGGCATAGAACAGCACATGCGGCTTGGCGGAAAACGGGTCGCGCAGCACACGCAGATCCGGGCGTTCGGCCACCGTATAGCCGGCCGCGAAATCGCCGAAAGCGATGGCATAGGCATTGGCGCCGATGTCGGGCATGTCCTCTGCGATCAGCACCGGATAGCCCATCAGCCGCGCGGGCTCGCCCGCCGCCAGACCGTCGCTCCACAGGAAGCGGCCATCGGCATCCTTCATCTTGCGCACCGCGCCCGCGGTTTTCGAGTTCATGACGAAGCTCGCATTGGCGCGATAGGTGGCGTCCAGCGCATAGACCAGATCGACGATGGCATCCGCCGGATTGGTTGCCGAAAAATCTCCTGCCGTGCCAGTGGCAATGTAGCCAAGGCTGCCCCAGGCCCAGCTCGCCTGCGCCACCTTGGTTCCGGTCAGAAAACCCCTGGGTTTGCCCACGCCATCGCCACCGACAAAGGCCGCCGCCTCGGCACGGGCAAACTTGTCGGCAATACGGCCCGCCAGCCAGCCTTCGACATCGAAGGCGCTGTCGTCCAGCAGGCGCTGGCTGGCCTTCGGCATGGCCGAAAGCTCATGCAGCGGGATCGAGATACGCTCGATCTGCGGCGCGGCGGTCTCGGTCACGGCGCTCGCCTCGGTGGCCCAGCCGGTGCCCACATCGCTGTGGTCGATCACCACATCGAAGGAGGTTGCCTCCACCTGCACCACATTGGCAATCGCCCGCAGCGACGAGGTGGATTTCAGGGACGACCGGATGGTCTCCGCCGTCTGCGGGTCCACCAGATAACCGCCCTCGGCCGCCACGGCAGTGTTCAGCCCCTTGCCCTCCAGCACGAGCCCGCGCAGCCCGTCATCATCGCCCGAACGCAGATAGGCGTCGAAGGCCTTCTGATGGGGCGCGCCCAATTCGGCCGCAGCCGAAAGCGCGGGGCGGCCGTAGGTCATGGTTTTGCGATCCAGCATGGTCAGTCGCTCTTCCTGTTGTTGCAACGCAGATTTCACTTCACCCTGAAAGACGCTGAATTCATTCAGGAAACCAATCATGGCGGCTTTCATTTCCACCGCTGATTCCAGCGGGACGGCAGACATGCCGCCTTCGCCCCGCGCCTTGTGCCCGGTCATTGCCTTGTCCTTTCCGTCTGGTCGTGAAGGCCGCCTAGCGGTCGGCCAGGGTCCGGCGGGCCTCGTCAAAGACCTGCGCCAGCGAACGCCAGGTGTCGTCGGGGCGATCGCCCTTCGTCGCCACCCGCGCCTCCGCAAGCATGGGGAAGGTGACCAGCGACACCTCCCACAGCTCCAGCTCGGTCAGAAGCCGCTGCCCCTTCCCGTCGCGTTCCGATTTGACCGTGCGATAGCCGATCGACAGCCCGTCGATGGCCCCCGCCGCCAGCAGCGCCGCTGCCTCGCGGCCACGCGCCACCTCGGGCAAGAGACGCCCCTTGACCCAAAGGCCCCGGCCATCCTCACGCGCCTCGTCCCAGATGCCGATAGGCTGCGTCGGGTCGTGCTGCCACAGCATCTTCACCCGCCGCGCCGCAGCACCCAGCCTCGCCAGCGATCCGGCATAGGCCCCCGCCTGCACCACATCGCCACCCTGATCGCGGCGCCCGAACAGGCTCGCATAGCCCTCGATCTCGGTGCCGCCGGTGACCCGCAACCCGGCCTCAGCCGTGTCGCCCAAGGCCACGAATTTCCGCTCCGGCGCGCCGAAGCCCGTGATATATCCCATGCCCGTCACCTCATCGCCGCTTTCAGCACCGCCTCGGCCCCCTGTGCCAGCAGGAAGGCCGCGACGCCGTAAACCCCCAGCCAGATCCGCTTTTCCAGCCGCTCCAGCGCGCCGTCGATCTGTGTCAGCCGGTATTCCAGCGCGCTCCAGCGCTCCTGCGCCACGCGCTCGTTCGCCTCGATCCGCGCCGCAGCCGCGTCGAAACTGTCGTATAGATAGCGCGACCCGCCGGAGGCCCGCTCACGCCCGCTCATTCCTCCTCCGCCAGCCGCGGCAGCCCCAGCAGCGCGCGCTTTTCGGCCTGCGTCAGGAAATCGGCGGCGCCGACCCGTGCCCATTGCTGGTCCCGCTCCACCGCCAGCGCCGGCACCTGATCCAGATCGGGGCGCAGTTCCACCGCCTCGCCAGTGAAGCCCGTCAGCCAGTGCGACACCGCCGCCGTAACCTTGCCCACCAAGGGCAGCACGGTCAGCCGATAGAAGGCGCGGTTCGCCTCCTGATAATTCGCATAGGTCGCGTCGCCGGGAATCCCGATCAGCATGGGCGGCACCCCGAAGGCGATTGCGATCTCGCGCGCCGCCGCCTCCTTAGTCTTCTGGAACTCCATGTCGCTGGGCGAGAACCCCATCGGCTTCCAGTCCAGCCCGCCTTCCAGAAGCATCGGTCGCCCGGCATTGCGCGCGCCCTGATGGTTCGCCTCGATCTCGGTCACCAGCCGGTCATACTGATCCGGGCTCAGCACCGCCTGCCCGTCGCCCCCCTTGTAGACGATGGCCCCCGAGGGCCGCGCCGCATTGTCCAGCAGCGCCTTCGACCAGGCACTCGCCGCCGAATGCACATCCAGCGCCACCGCCGCCGCCTGCATCGGCGCGAAACCGTAATGGTCGTCCTGCGGATGGAAGCTGCGGATATGGCAGACCGGCACCACCTCACCCGTCATGTCGAACCGATGCACCCGGCCGCCGACTGTATAGTCATAGGCGACAGGCCAGCCATCCGCCCCCGGCACCAGGCTCATCCGGTCGGAACGCAGCACATGCAATTCGCCCGGCACCCGCCCCGCGCCCGGCACCGCCTCCAGATAGGCGTTGCCCGACAGCAGCAACTGCGCATAGACCGCTTCGAACATATCCGCCCGCCCCTGCGCCGGATTGGGCCGCCGCACCAGATCCAGCACCGGGTGCTGCTCATAGCGCCGCTCGGCATCCTGCAAGACCAGAGGCAGCGCCGCCGCCGCCTCGGCGATCAGCTTCACCGCGCGAAACCCCACTGGATTGCCCTGAAAGCCGTTGCGCACAAGGCTCACCGTATCCCGCGCGCTCCAGACCGACCGGCCCGAAAGCCCGAAGGCCACCACCCGCCCCGTGGCCGAGGCTTTCTGCTCCGGCGCCACCCTTTCGGCGCGCCGCAGGAAATCGAACACCATCCCGCTCTCCTTCATCCGGGCAACAGCCCACCATGCCCGCACGCCAGCGCGCGCGGCCCGGAGCCTCTTGCTTCTTGTCCAAATACTCCCGCCGGAGGCGCCTACAGCCGCCGCACCTGCGGGCTGGCCTGCCGCTGCGCAGGCTCCACCATCAGCGCGGTCAGCGCCCAGACCAGCGCGTCCACCCGGTCGGGCGAGCCACGGCCTTCATACCCCCGCGCCGTCATCCGGCACATCTGATCCTCCAGCCGCGCCAACCCCCGCAGATGAGTCACCCGTCCCTGCTCATACAGTGCCGCCACCGGCTCAGCCCGCGCGGCCTTGCCCTTTGAGGCCCGCACCGCCCGGAACGGCACCAGCGGATCAACCTGCCGGATCACCGCCTGCACCAGATCGCCGCCCTGATTGACCTCGGCCACCAGCCGATCAGCGCCGTGCCGCTGCATGGCGGCAATCGCCGCCCGCGCCCAGCCATCGGGCGAGGCGCCCTGCACGCTGGCATCTTCCAGCACACAGGCCCGCCAGTCCTGCACCGGCCCCTCGGTCACTGCGCTGACCACCACGATCCCGCATTCGTCCGACCCGCCATGGCCGGTGACCGGCGGATCGACCGCCACCATCACCCGCCCCTTGTCCGGCGCCTCAGCCACCCGCGCCCGCTCCAGCATCTCATGCGTCCAGAGCGCGCCTTCCGCATCCTCGACCAGAATGCCCTCCAGCTCCTGCATACCCGCCCGCGTGCCGCCATAGCGCGCCGTCACCTCATCGAGGAAACTCGCCGCCAGATAGGCGCGGTTGGCATCCGTCGGCGCATGGGTCACCACCGAAGACGGATTGTTCAGGATCGCCTTCAGCACCGCCACATTGCGCGGCGTCGTCGTGACCACCTGCTGCGGATGCGGCCCCAGACGCAGCGCAAATTGCAGCTGGTCCCAGGTCTCCTCCGCCTTCTTCCACTTCGCCAGCTCGTCCACCCAGGCTGCGTCGAACTGCGGCCCTCGCAGGCTTTCCGGCTCATGCGCCGAAAACACCTGCGCCACCGCGCCATTCGGCCAGACCAGCCGCCGCCGCCCCGCCTCCCATTGCGGGCGCCGATCCGGGGGCGAGCATGCCAGAATCCCGCTGTCGCCGAAGATCATCACCTCGCGCACCTGATCCTGCGTCTCACCCACCAACGCCACCCGGCTGGCCCGGCCGGGGTCGGCGGGGCGCGCACCTTCCACCTGTGCGCGCACCCATTCCGCCCCGGCCCGCGTCTTGCCTGCCCCGCGTCCGCCCATGATGACCCAGGTTTTCCAGGCCCCCACAGGCGGAAGCTGGTGCGGCAGCGCCCAGAACTCGAACATCCACGGCAGCGCCAGCAGCGCTTCATCGCTCAGCCCGCCCAGAAACTCATCCACCACCGCCGGCGTCACGGAGGCGAGCCAGCCTGCGCCCGATTTCAGCCCGGGCCGCGGCGAAATCCAGTTCTCCGCCAGAGCCTCCTGCGCCCCCGGCAACCTGCTTGCGGAGTTTGTCAACGCGCGTCCTTTCATCCATGACCATCTGGAAAGCCACGCGCAGATCCTTCACGGCCTGCGCTGCCGCCTTCACCTCGCCCAGTTCGCCATCCCGCAGCCTTCGCGTGGCCGTGGCCAGCTCCAGCGCGATTTCCTGGTAATAATCTTCCGTCGCCCTCAGCAAAGCCTCAGGCCCGTTCTCTCCCGCAGAGAAGTCCATTCCCATCCTGCTGCCGCCCGCCTCTCATGCCTCCGCACGAGTGAAATGGAAAAGCGAGCGCCCCGGGTGCCCCCCGATCAATCGCTCGCCGCATTTCTTCTAGCATGCGACCATCTCTATATCTTCGGCGTGAAAAAGTCAATTATTATTGTATTTTCAATATATTAACCAAAAGAACGCACCATGCCAGATCCCTGCAACACCCCGCCAATCACCCTTGGCAAACCCACCACAACCCGCTAGGAAACCATCCGGAACAGTGGCCGAGTGGTCTAAGGCAACCGACTTGAAATCGGTCGGGCCAGAGATGGCCCCGTGGGTTCGAATCCCACCTGTTCCGCCACTTCAGTCCGCCTCTGGGCACGCCAATCGCCGCCGATTGCCGCACTTGGCCGCCCGCGAGCGTCCTGAGCAGTTCCGTTTTCGATCCCATGATGCGAATTGCGTCGTCTGCGACCTCGACACGCTGCGCCAAGGCGCGCAGGTGATCCCGCCGATAGCCGCCCTCACGGTCCCGGATACGGTCGCGGGCGATCTGCGAAAATTGCCGGATCATCGCCGGGCTGACAGCGCTGTGGCCGGGGCTGTCGAGCAGCGCTTGCGCCCGGTCGGCGTCCGCCCGCGCCTGATCGCGGATGACCTTTAGGCCGGCGATGCGTTCGGACAGCGCTGGGTCGTCCAGATCGGCCACCCCCGCCTCGATGGCGTCATAGAGACGCTTGAGGCGCAATTCCGATTCGGCGGCCCGGCGCTGCAATTCGGCGATGTGCTGGCGGCGGCGCTCGGCCCGATCCGAGCGGCGGCCTAGGACGCTGCCAAGCAGTTTCTCCAGTCGATCGGGATCGAGCAGGCGTTCCTCGATATGACCGGCAACCATGGTGTCTAGCTTGTCCATGGGGATGGCCCGGCCCTTGCAGCCGGTTTCGCCCTGTCGTGCCCGGATCGAGCAGGCATAGTAGCGGTAGCGACCGCTCTTGCCGGTGCGGATGGTCATCGCGCCCCCACAGTTGCCGCAATAGCAGATGCCGGTCAGAAGCGTGGGACCGATCACGACGCGCGCGGGTAATTTGGTCTTGGGATTGCGGGCCTGCAACAGCTTCTGCACCGTGTCGAAGGTCTCGCGGTCGATGATCGGCGGCACCGGCACGATGACGAGTCCATCGGAATCCTTGTCCGTCTTGTTCTTCCGGTTCTTGCCCCATTGGTGCTCGCCCATATAGGTGCGTCGGGTCAGGATGCGGTGAACCTGGCCGACGCCCCAACGACCGCCGTCGCGGGTGAAGATGCCCTTGCCGTTCAGATGCTTGACGATGGCCTTGACGCCCATCTGGCCGGTAGAGCCGTCGCCTTCCAGCGCCAGGCGATAGATCAGTCGGATGGTGTCGGCGTGCAACGGGTCGATTTCCAGTTTCTTCTTGACCTTCGCGCCGCGCTGCTCGGCTGCGACGACGCGATAGCCGACCGGCGGCAGCGAGCCGTTCCAGAAGCCTTGCCGGGCGTTTTCCTTCAAGGCGCGCAGGACGTGCTTGGCGTTCTCCTTAGACTGGTATTCGTCGAACAGCGCCATGATCTGCCGCATCATGACGTGCATGGGATCGTCGCCCATCTCCCGCGTGATGGAGACGAGGCGAATGCCGTTCTTCGCCAGTTTCCTGACGTAGAACTCCAGCTCGAAATGGTCGCGGAAGAAGCGCGAGAAGCTATGGACCACCACCACGTCAAACGGCGCGGGCTTGCTGGTGCCTGCCTCGATCATGCGCTGGAACTCGGGACGGCGGTCGTTGGTGGCCGACGCGCCGGCCTCCACGAAGGTCTCGACAAGCTGATAGCCGCGCGCCTCGCACCATGCTTCGCCCTGCTTGCGCTGGTCGGGGATCGACACGTCATGCTCGGCCTGCCGGGAGGTCGAGACGCGCAAGTATAGGGCAGCCCGCAGGGCGACATTGGGATTTTGGATGTTCAT